CTAAATATCAGACTGGGTAAAGCGGAACTGGCGGTTTGCCCCAATTTTTCTTACTAGCTTCTAATTCTTCAGCAAGTTCAGTTGGCCTTTGCAATAGCCCAGTTTGTCTAATGTGGCTCATAGCAATGCTGACTGTATCGACCAAGTCATCATGTGCGCCCTTGGGGAATGATGCGACTTGCTCAATTACCTCAGTGCTCCAAGACATCTCAGGTGCAAATACCAGCCCCTCCGCAAATAGATGCTGGACGGCATATAGGCGGCTTACCTTATCTTTGCCCTTACCCTTGTAATCTACGAGCTGGACGGCAAACTCCTCCGCTCCGTAAACACGCCGCAGCTCCTGAGACACGCTTATACCTGCTGCTTTAGCCTCAATAAGCAGTTTATCTATATTAAATTGCTTGGATGTCTTTTGTACTTTCTCTACTAAATCGTGGAACTGCAACCGAGCTTGCCATGCGCCGATCAGCATAACCCTCGGCGACATCTGACCATAGCTACGCTCGACCTGCATTGTCCTACCATCTTCGCCAATAATACGAGATGATTTGGCTGTTATGTCATGCTCAAAGACGCCCCAAATAGACATAGCCGAAAAGTCATTTTCTTCCTTTTCCGTATATGCCGTATCCAAGGCTGCCACAATATAAGAAAACGGAGGGTATTCTGATGCTTCCCATAACTTCCACCAATCGCTGTCAATGATACCACCGCCCTTTGGAACGGGTAACTGCTGCAACTGACCAGCGGCAGCAAATGGGCCGAGGTTAGTCTCAAGGTTCTTAACTTCTTCCTCCCCGAAGCGTTCAGGCCAGAGCAACTCACCCTCTTGAGTTCTCCAGTCTGACCAACCAATACTAGTTGTATAGCTTCGGGAAGGACTGAAACGCATCGGCAAGCACAGATGCGTCCATTCTTCAAAGTTCTTACTCATCAAATAACCCGTCAGATCACGCTCCGACAGTCTTTGCTGAATAACGACATAAGCGCCAGTCTTGGCATTGTTAAGGCGGGTTGATAAGGCGCCTGTCCACCATTCAATTGTGCTTTCAATCGTAGCATCAGAATAAGCTTCCTGTGCTGCGTTAGGATCGTCAACGATAATAATATTACCGCCTTCACCCGTAAGAGCCGAGCCCACAGACGTTGCCAGCCTCGACCCCTTCTTGTTGTTATCGAACCTGCCTTTAGCTGCTTGGTCAGGCATGAGCTGAAAGCGATCACCCCAATGCTTCTGATACCATTCGCTGGTAATCAAACGCCTCATCTTCAGGTTATCACGCAAACTCAATTGTTGCGCAAAGGATGCCGTTAGGAATTGAACGCCTGGTCCCGATGTATCAGACAATTGGCTTTGCGCCCACGTCCATGCAGGCCATGCCACACTTGTTAAGCTGGACTTAGCACAGCGTGGGGGAATGTTGATGACTAGTTTCTTAATCTGACCATCAGTCACAGCCATCAGATGCTCGGCAACGGCCTCAATGCAATTCCCGTCCACGAATGGAGAACTGTCAATGTACTTCCACGCCTTAGTCAGAAACTCATAAAGGCTTTCTTCACAGTCTTCCTTCTCGATCTCCTGCAATGTTTGATCGGGGTATTCCGTAATTAGCGTCTTTATGTAGCTGTCAAGGTCTAGCATCGTTGATTTGCCGTTTCTTTGGCAGGGTGCAGAACTTCTCCCCGCTTGCCTTATCCATCCAGATTTCTAATGTCAGTCCATATTGGTGTCGTGGGTCATCTGTAAATAACAAGTCGCCGTTGGGCATTTCATAGGCATAGCCAGCATCACTGTCATATTCAGGACGCTTGAGCCAGCCAAACGTGTGGTAGCTGGCTTTCGACAGGAATACGGCATCATTCTTCTTCATCGTCATCTTCATTTCCTGCCCCAACCTTAGCCGACATAATTAGTTCTTTAAGCATTGCTCGTTGATCGGCATCGAACTTCTTAACGTCTATTTTGAATGTCCCCTCAATAGGCCCACCATTAGCGCCAGTTATTTCGGTCTTATTAGTCTCAGACCAACGGCCCCGTGTTTTCATCCAGAATATAGCAGCGGGAACAGCTCCCGGCTTATTGCTTGTTGCTATACTGTAGAGGTTAGAAGCCACAGCCATGTTAGCCATGTCCGTGCCAGTATCTAACTCGTCACGGAAATGCTTCCGAAGCGTCTCGTCAGAAACGCCAATGATCTTACCAATATTAACCTGCTGGATGCCCATACCTGCCATCATCCGAACTTGCTTTCGCTGTTGCTCGGTTGGCTGGAATGGAGCTGGGCCTCTTTTACCCCTCTTTACCATGTCGTTCATTTTTCATCTCATTAAATGTTCTGCCATCACCATCTAGAATGGCTTCTTGTCCAGTGAACTCTTGCCACCGCTTAACAATAACATCTACATATCTAGGGTCAAGCTCCATTAAATAAGCGTAACGACCATTTTTTTGCGCTGCAATAAGTGTTGTTCCAGAACCACCAAAGCTATCCAATACAATATCTCCACCCTTTGTATTGTTAAGCATTTGATATTCAAACAAAGCAACGGGTTTCATCGTAGGATGTTCACCATTGCGAGATGGTTTATCAAACTCAAGAAGCGTCGTTTGTTTTCTATCGGCTGCCCACAAATGTGAAGAACCTTCTTTCCAACCATATAGGCAAGGCTCATGCTTCCATTGATAATCTTGACGCCCCATGACCATAGTGGACTTAGCCCAAATTAAACATTGTCGAATTTTCCACCCAGCATCAAAGCAAGCTCCTCGGAAATTATATCCTTCACTATCAGCGTGCCAAATATAAAAAACAGCTCCAGCTTTCATAACTGTATCAGCAGCCACAAAAGCATCTCTAAGGAATTGTCTAAAACTTTCGTTGCTCATTGAGTCATTTTTAATTGTTAAGGCATCTTTAGTTTTACCTTCATAAGCAACATTATATGGAGGGTCAGTTAACCACATATCAACTAGACAATTATCCGTTAATCTTTGAATATGATCTATACTTGTACTATCACCACAAAGTAGGCGGTTTTTACCCATTATCCAAAGATCGCCTTGGACAGACACGGGGTTTTCAGGCGCTTCAGGCACTTCGTCTGGGTCGGTCAATCCCTCGGTCTTATCAGCCAGCAATCCCTCAAGCACCTTGCCGTCAAAGCCAATAAGGTCAAGGTTGAAGTCCATACCTGCCAAATCTTTAAGCTCAACCGAAAGCAGGTCATTATCCCAGCCAGCGTTCATAGCCAGCTGGTTATCCGCCAAAACGTAAGCCTTCTTTTGCGCCTCAGTCCAGCCAGTTGCCGTCATTACAGGCACTTCCTTTAGACCAAGCTGACGAGCAGCCATCACACGCCCATGCCCAGCAATGATTTGCCCCGTCTCGTCAACCAGAACAGGCGATGTCCAACCCCATTCCTTGATAGACGCCGCAATCTGAGCCACCTGAGCATCGCTATGGGTTCTAGCGTTCCTTGCGTAAGGTATTAGTTTATCAATAGAAATTCGTTCAACCTTATCAGCAGGCCATCTTTCTTTTATAGACCCAACAGTTTTATCTGAGCTTGGCATTATATTTAATTCCTCTGTAATTACATTTAAATCGGAAGTATTGGTTCACCTACGCCATTATACAGCATTAATACGCAGTAAATACCATGATGACAGGGTAATTCACTAATTACCGACCAATTTAATTCTAGGTATTTTTGTATATTGTTATGCTGCACATATTTATACCAGCTTATTTCAGGCATATTATCTGACCTGCTTATAGACATTAGCCTTTTTGATCTAAAGCCAACCATAATATTACCTATTTAATTCAAGTCGCTCCATATTGCCAAGCAAATGCAATATATCGCACAAAGGATTAATATACTTCCGTCAATACGGGGATTTATAACGAGAGCTATACCACCCCAGATGAACGCCACTCCCGACGCCGCCATCATCATTAGGCTCAGTAGATGCTTGTCTGTCTTCAGTCTCATATCTATTTATCCTATCTATAACTGCTTCAGCTTGCCCTGAGCAAAATATGCAAGCCCTATCACATCTTGAGCTATCTTCCCCTCCCAGCGAATATCCGCAAAGGGTCAATGCTATTTCTTCTATAAGTTTATCCGATCTGTCAACCATATCTTTACCCCCATTGATACTATAGCACATAACTTATTGAAAATTAATGACAAAAAAAATTATCAACAAATGATAAAATACCACTTGCATTAGGACACTATGTCCTATATATAAACACTTATGGCATTGATTTGCCACATTATATGGAGATTAAAATGACTACTCTTAATAAATTTTACCCTCTTGGTTGGACCAGCCCTGCTATCACATTTGGAGATCATTGCGAATGGAGCACTATCTGCTTATCTATTTACGAAAGCATTAACAGCGATAATATTGACGAGCTGGAAGCCACTGACCGCATCCATTTTAGAGAATTGGAGACAGAGGATGGCAGCGATTATGTGGAAGGGGTATATCTTGACAATAAGCTAATTGGCTCATGGTCATACCCATTTACGCATAATCCAGAATTATACAGAGAAATTAAAATAAGCGTTTGACAGGGGACAAAATGTCCTATATATATAAATACATCAGCAACGAGCTGACATTATATGGAGATGACAATGCTTAACAATTACAACTCAGTTGACCGCTACTTCATCCTCAAGGACGAGATTGCAGCCCTCACAAAAGAGTTAGATGCACTCAAAGCAGAGTTTGTAGCCTCTGGCATGGAAACCATCGAAGGTTCAATTGCCACAGTCACAGTAAAACTTGCAGAGCGTACAACTTTTGACGGCGCAGAAGCTAAAAAGCTTTTGACTGACGAACAGATCGCTAAATGCTCAAAGACATCTTTGATCACTAGCGTCACAATCAAAGCTAACGCAAAAGTAATCAAGTCAATGGTGGAGGCGTAAGCCTCCCCCTAATAAGGGGGTTAACATGGAAATAATTATGTTTGGATTGGTTCCCTTTTTAATTATAATTATGGTGGAGGTGAAAAATGGATAAAGAATTAGAAATGCTTAAAGCTAAAATTAAATCTCTTGAAACTCATAACGCAGATTTAATTCAAGCACTTGATCTTGCAATAGAATATTTAGAAGACAGAGCAGATACGATTTGGGACGTTGATGATGACGGAACTCCTCTTCCCAATAGAGAGTTAAATTTATTAAGTGAAATTCAACATCTGATCAATGGAGTCATATAATGGGTAAGATTAAAAAAGTTAGAAAGCCAAAAAATCAAATTGATTTAAAAAAAGAATATCGCACACTAAACGGACAGGCTGTTCGATTATATGCAAAAGATGGAGATGGTGAATATCCTGTACATGGAGCCGTATTTAGTTTGGAACATCAAGTGTGGGTTGTTTGCGAATGGACAATTTATGGAAGAGCATATCCATCTGACACTAAAAACTATTTAAATCTTGTTGAAATTCCGCCCAAAATTGAGCATGAATATTGGGCTAACGTTTATTCAACTGGCATTAAACTATTTCATACAAAACCTGAAGCAGATAAAAATGCTTCCGCAAACAGATTAGGTTGCGTAAAAATTAAAGTTGAATGTGAAATCGGAGAAGGAATTAAACATGGAAAATAATACAATGATGACACCTAAATTAGCCGAACTCATGCTACAGCACATGGGCTATATACCTGATGATAAAAAACCATGTAGTGAGGTAAATCCTGAACTTTGGCAGCTATATTGTGCTGCCAAAAACAGGCCCAGTTTCGTAGCTGCGCCTTGGTGGACAGAAGCAGATGTAGTGCAAGCCTGTGATCGTCTTATCAAAACAATGGAAGAAAATAATGAATTTATCTACTAACATAGTCGAACAATTTATATTTGCCACAGGTTGCACTAGCGCAGATGTGGCACACTACTTTGACGTATCAGTACGGCAAGTAACACGTTGGAGAACTAACAGGTCTAAAATACCATTTATTGTTAGTCACCTCTTAGAGATTTTTTTATCAGGTGATTTCAAAAAAATAGAAAAAGACGCTAAATTAGAATTTCCTATGCTTTAGCTTTTAACTTCCAAGGACGCAAATCCTCTTGCGGTACAAACCAAGCGGGTGGGCGTCCTTGTGGCGTATCTAAATACCCATCCTTCATAGCCTCATGCCCGTACATCCAGCCTCTGATAATCATGTGGGGCATTTGACCAGTCACAAGCACATAACAATGATCTGGGTTATCTTTCTTGCGTACAATTAGCCGCCCGTGGTCTTTAAACGAATACCTGACTTGACCATCTACACCAACGTCGGCCTGTTTGAACGTATTATAACTTGCGTCAAAATATACGTTTCTTGATGCAGCAACAGCTATTTCTGCCGCTACACCTTCAATCTCCATTGGCAATACAGGGTATTTAGACCTGTCAAACCCATTGGCATCTTTCAAACCCATCTTGTCACTTTCATTTTTGCGTACAATAGCCACAGTCGCAGCATATTGCATTTCACAAACATTTAGCTCGACATTGACAAAATTATTGCCATCAACCCACGTTTTTGCCATCGAAATATTCTCCACATGAAATATAATCACCTAATGTGTCACACCAGTCATATCCAATTTGGTGAGGATAAATAACTTCGGCTCTAATATGATATTGAGTACAAAGCCGATTAGCTAACGTATATGCCTTTGCCAACCCCGTATAATTAACATCATTATCTGCATAAATATTTATATAATTTACTTCTTCAGGCGGTATCCATTTCGCCATCATTGCGCCGTTAATAGCTGCCCACACAGGCACGCCGTGGATAATTGACGCAGATATAGCAGTCTCTATCCCCTCAGCTATTCCCATCAACTCAGCAGGCTTACCAAGTCGTATAGCACAGCCATCTGGCAACTTACCTTTCATGACCCTTTTAACAGGGCTAACTGGAGCCTTATTCCCGTTATTGTCTAGGTATGTTATGTGGATGTTTGCCCCTGCACCATCGACATCGGTGATCCTCGCAATCATAGCATTGAACCGCTGATCGCTGTTTGGATGCCGTATATTAGATACCTCACGGATTGAATTAGAAAGCCACACACGCCCAACTCTTGATCGCAGGTAGGTAGCTACTACCCCATCCGGGTGTACTGGCCTGCCTGCCGCCCACAAACGCTTCATGCGTTCCTTTAAAACGGCTTCGTCCTCTACCTGAACATCCTGCACCATTTTTATTACCCCCCCTACCAGCGGTTTAATACGCTTCGATAGCTCACTAAAATTAAGGCCGAGCTTGCGCTGAACCAAATCAAAACCATCACCAGACCCACACTGCGAGCATATCCACGATCCCGTACCCTTCGTATCGTCAAACCTAAACCTGTCTTTGCCGCCGCAGATCGGACAAGGCCCATGCTTATTGCGAAGGTATTTACTATCTATTCCGAGTTGTGGAAGCAGACCACGCCATTTGCCGATTGCCAGTTCTCTAGTTGGCGTCATTTTTGTGCGCCTCTCTAAATGCTGCTTCGTCCCAATCGTCTTTCAACCGATTAATAGCTGGGTTAAATGTTTTACGTTCACCGCTAAATTTCCTGTCGAATGATTTCTTTTTAGATTTAGCTTGAGCAATGTTGAGATGAGTAATCCAACTCATTACTGCTGGCGATGGCGTTTTGGGTTGTTTGCTAATCCCGTTGAAGGGCCAAGAACCGAATTTCGCTTTGTATTTGTGAGCAGCCCACCCTTTTGAATAATTTTTGATTTCCGTGTAGCCGAGCAGTTCACGATAAAATAATTCTTTTTCGGCGCTGGTGTATTGTGTTGGTTTTTTGTTTTTATTCCCATCCAATTCATGCAGCTCACCACCAATGTGGTCAACATCTGCACGAGGGTTGGGTTTGGCTCCGCAGTTGGGGCAAACAAATGCGCTAGGCGGTTTAAGGTAAGAGCAGGCATGACATTCTTTCGGTAACTTTTCTTTAGGCTCTGCCTTTGCTGGTTTTTTCTTCTCATGTCCCATATCCAATTTGTTGTGGTGAATATCTGTGACGAAGCCAAGCGAAAGTGTGGTATCGCTGTGGTCTAGAATAATACAATCTTCTTTACCCTTAGCTGTACGAAGGCCACGACCAATCATTTGCACATATAAAATTTCTGATCTTGTTGGTCGTGCTAAAATTATACACCGAACATCCCAATCAACACCAGTAGTTAAAACACCGACATTGCAAACAACTTTAATATCGCCGTTGTGAAAATCTTTTGCAATTTGATTGCGTTCTGGAATATCTGAAAAAGCATCAACATAGCCAGTCCTAATACCAGCAGCCTCAAATTGCTCTTGAATGTTCTTTGCGTGGGTGCGGTTCACAGCAAAACAAATCGTTGGTCTGTTTTCACCCTTTTCAATCCAAGTCGATACAATATCAGCAACTAATGGTTTTTTATCCATTGCATCACCGAGCTGACCAATATCGTAATCGCCAGCAACTGTTTTAACGCCAGTCAAATCTGGATGGGATGGTGCAAAAACTTTAAACTTTGATAAATGCCCCTGTTCGATCAGGTCAGTCATGGTAGTACCAACAATCAAATCGTCCCACAGTTTGCCCATGCTCTTAGCCCAAGGCGTTGCCGTCAGGCCAATAAACGGAATATCTTTCCAATAATCCATTTGCATCCACTTAGCGTAAAACTTAAATTGGACGTGGCACTCGTCGATAATAACCAAATCAACCTTTTGGATAATTTTACGCCGCATCAGGGTCTGCACCGATGCCACCTGAACGTCAGCGTAAAAATTGGTCAGCTCGTGCATGGCCTGAATAACGCCAACATCGTAAATCCCGTTTTCACGGAACCGCTCTACAGTCTGGTCAATCAAGCTAAGGCTTGAAACGCAAAACATAACCTTCTTGCCCTTGGCTAAGGCCATGTTGATGATCTCAGCCGCCACCACTGTTTTACCAGCGCCTGTGGGCATTTGGACAACGGGCCGTTTTTTACCCGCTCCAAGGGATTGCCTGAGTTTGAATATCGCCGTGTCCTGATAATCTCTAAGCTCTGCCATATTTCACCTTAACAATAGTTCCGTATATAGTAGCTATTCTAGTATAACTCATCCTCTGGTAGGGTAATCTCTCCCTCTCCCTCTCTCTCTGGTGTAGCATCGTGCAAGCGTGGTGCTAGCATCGTGCTAGCAAATTCAAAAAAACCATTAGAAATTAAAGGTTTAATAGCTAAATCAAAGTCATCAGATGAAATCCGCAACCGAAAGCATAATTGCATAGCTTCACCCTCTATTAAACCCTCTGGATGTTCGCTTGCTAGCAACCAAAGCATAGGTGCTAGCGCCTTGCTAGCAACAGGCAAACCATGAAAACGAAAGTCATCCAGCAACGATCTGTGAAGTTTTATCCATGGTGGAGAGCGGTGTTTATAGTGCTGGAACTTAGTCCAACCCTTGACTTTTAATCTTATAAAATCATCCATGGATCACCTAATTTTATTGGTTGATCCGATGGGGAAACAAGTTATAATAAACCTGTTATTACATCGGAACACCGCATCTGTTCCGTTATTCAGGGCCATCAAGTTTGCAGCTTGGTGGCCCTTACTTTTACAATTTGCCTCTAAATCTGATTTGCGTCAACCAAATCTTGCGAAGTTTTAATTGTAATTTCTAAAGTTACTTTTCCTGCATCTAATAGTTTCTTAAAGTTTCTTACCCCATGCAGAACAGTCGTATGATCAAAACCACCAGTTCGTTTGCCAATAACTGGCAGGCTTAACGACATATTATTGCGAGCTAAATACCAAATTTCCCACCTTGCCCAGACAATTTCACGCTGTCGGCTTTTTGACATTACCATTTGTTTCGTTAGGCCACGCCTGCGACATACATCATGAACAATATCAAACAGGGCTATTCTCTGATCAGGTTCGATATTGACCACCAATTTATATTTATCAGTGATAGATAAAATCTTTTTAGGAGCCTGATTAAAAAACTCTTTGAGCTTTTTCTCGGCTAATTCTTCAGCAGATATAGGCGGTGGTACGGGTTCTGGAGGCGGCGGCGGTAGTTTAGGCTTATTCTTTTCAGCCTTCATTTGTTCATACCGAGCCGCAGCTTCTGCCATTCTACGACGCCGAGCTTTGTGTGCCTCATACATTTCTTTTCTGGTTTTATATTCCATATCAGCCCTCCGCTGGTTCAATTTTAATAACAAACGGGTCTCCATCTTTT